GTGGCTAAGCACATTACACTCGCGGATCCAATCGAGAATCTTGGTGCCCAGATAATTAAGCAAGCAGCAGCAACAACAGCACAAGTAGCTGGAGACGGCCCACAACCTTTGTACGCAAAAGTACTCACGCCTAATGGTTTTGTAACAATTGGTAATCTAAATAAAGGAGATATTATCTGTGGTACAAATGGAACAACTCAGACGATAGAAGAAACGTATGAGAAAGGAGAGAAAGAGATCTACAAAGTTTATTTCTCTAATGGTAGAGTCGTAGAGTGTTGTGAAGATCACTTATGGACAATAGTAACAGAGCGAGGCTTAAGAAAAACACTGCCCCTAAAAGATATTATTCCAGCGCACAAAAATAGAAGTGTCTTTATTCCTAATACTGCCGTAGAGTTTAACACAAAGAACGTGGCTATTGATCCTTATTTAGTAGGGCTTTTAATTGGAGACGGTAGTTTATCAGGAACTGGGCGAATAGAACTTTCTTTAGGACTTGCAAAAGAACACGTACTCAGTAAAATTGAGCCGTTACTTATAGAATCTGTCAAGTGGGTGGAAGATAAAAACTATTTTAGAGTTGTTTTATCCTCCTCCTTACAGGAGCCCCTAAAAGAATTAGGTTTGCATGGAACTAACAGCAAAACTAAATTTATTCCTAAAGACTACTTATATAATAATGTTATAGTAAGAAGTGGTCTGTTGCAAGGATTGCTGGATACTGATGGGTACATAAATAAAAGAGGCAACTTTGAGTTCTCTACAGTTAGCGATCAATTAAAGGATGATTTCTTAGAACTTGCATATTCGCTCGGATACAGCGTTCATCACAAACTTCATGTGCGAGATTTAGACATAGATTCATATTCAAATACTCCAATACATAGGATAACACAGCTTAAGGGATATAAAAGAGGAAATAAAATTGTTTCTATAGAAAAAACTGATACACTGACTCAAATGAGGTGTATAAAAGTGTCTAATCCAGATAACTTATACATTACCGACGGATACATAGCAACACACAATACCACAACTGCCACCCTACTTGCTTATGAACTTCTCAGAGAAGGATCACTGCTTAAAGCAGATCCTAATACAATCAAACGCAGTTTCGAAAAACTTGCTGCTGAAACAATCAACAAAGTAAAAGCGGTGTCCAAAGAAGTGACTCTGGATAACATTCGTCACATCGCCTCTATCTCTGCCAATAATGACACAAAGATCGGAGATCTGATTAAACAAGGATACGATTTTGTAGGCTTGGATGGAATCCTCACACTGGAAGATTCTAAGTCTGGACACACATCAGTCTCTACAGTAGAAGGAGCTAACATTCCTACTATGACTTACCTTTCACCCTACTTCCTTACGGATAAAGTAAAGCGTGAAGTAGTGTACGAAAATCCTGTATTCCTTATTACAGACAAGAAGATACGTGCCAACGTAGAAGTAGTGACAGCTCTCGAGATTAGCCAACGCCTGAAGCGTCCTCTGGTTATCATCGCAGATGAACTCGAAGCCCAAGCACTTGCGCTACTTGTAGTAAATCGTATTCATAATATGTTTCCTGTGGTCGCTCTCAGAGCACCGGCTTATGCAGAACGTCGTGCTCAAATCCTCGAAGATCTTTGCACACTCACTGGTGCTACTCTCATTTCTAATATAGCTTCGAAGAGGTTGGAAGATGTCACTGAAGCTGATTTAGGCTCAGCAAAAAAGATCGTAGTAACTGACGAAGGCTCTCTTCTACTTCAGACAGGAGGAGAAAAAAAGAAGATCGAAGATCGTATCGAAGAACTTATAGGCCAGTTGACGGATCCGATGAATACTACCTACTTGACGAATAAGATTATGGAAAGGATTGCTTTCTTGAAAGGCAAGATTGCAGTCATCAGCGTAGGAGCAGCTACAGAAACAGAAGCTCTCGAAGTTAAATATCGAGTAGATGACGCTCTCCGTGCAGTTACTTCAGCAATTAAAGAAGGATATGTTGAAGGTGGGGGCATGACCCTGCTTCGTATAGCCAGTGAAATGGAAACTAATGATAGTATTGAAGAAGCGTTCCAAAGGGTGCTGAAAGCACCTTTCAATAAGATACTCGAGAATGCTGACTTAGATCCTATCGAGGTAATAAAACAACTTTCAAAAGTACAGCAAGCTAACCCAGACGAACCTTTCGGATTTAATGCGGCTACTCACAGAATCGAAAACTTATTTGACTCAGGAGTTATTGATCCTACTCTTGTAGTAACAGAATCCCTGAAGAATGCTGCGTCAGCAGCAGGTATGCTCCTTCTCACTAATGCTACAGTTCACCGCTTGAAACGAGAAGTGTACGAACCGGAACGTCTTGATGGAGAGTTTGAGTAAAAACAAAAAGCAAAATAAAATAAAATAAAACAAACTTAAATGCTCGATCGTAATAATTTTATTATAAAGGAGATTCCTAATTTACATCCACTATCAAGAGATTATAAGAAATTCTGGAAAGAATTAAAACGACGTAGCATAGAAGGTTACTGGTCGGGGGGCTATTACTGCCCTTCCGGCCTTTATTTTTATACCAACCTTGGAACAATTCTTCGAAATGCGAATGCTTATACTAATGCTAAAGTCCTTCTTAAACCAGAGTTAAGAGATACTGAATGGTACTTGATGAGAGAATGGACTCTTGCGAAAGGATTTTCAGGCTTCGAAGGAGACGAATCTTATACAGGTAATCGAATAGTGTTCGATGAAAGCTTGAGCGCAGAAGATGTCGCACATATTGATCCAACTGCCGTCAGACAAGTGGCTGATACCTACTTTGTAGACGGAGAAGAAATAGTAGACACTAATCTAACAGTACTTAAAAAGAAACCCTTTCGAGATCCGCGACATATCCTTAGTGCCTACTACGATAAGGCAGCAGGACGTGCTCTCTTTAACAACGAAGCACAAAATGTGCTTTATATGGGATCTCGTGATACTGGTAAAAGTTATTTGATGGGACAGGGCATAGCTCTTCATCAATGGTTAATATCAGGACAGACTGTGTATGTTGATCCAGAAAAACAGGATAGAAACTATAAAGTCAATCCAATCGAACTAACTGTCGGAGCAGAAGACTCAAAATTCTCAACCTTGCTACTCGACAAGACAAAAGTAGGGTACGATAATCTTCCCGGTAAATACTTTGTAGGGGATCGTATGTATCCCTCTCCGATGACGCAGCGCTATGTAGGCTCATTTGCCTCAGGATCGAAGATTGTAGCAGAGTATAAGAAGAAATACAAAGGCGGATGGGACACTGTCTCTGGTTCAATAATTAAGCACCGTACTTTCCGTGATAACCCTTTCGCTGACCAAGGTTCTCGTCCGCTGGCTATCATACTTGATGAAGTAGGTATCTTTAAAGACCTGAAAGCTGTATACGCAAACACGAAGGATAACCTTCGAGATGGTCTTCGTAAAATTGGTTCTCTTGTTATGGGTGGAACAGGAGGTAATATTGATGAAGCTACTGCGGATGTTCAAGAGATGTTCTATAATCCAGAGAGCTTCGACATAGTCTGCATGGAAGATAAATGGGAGCATAAAGGAATGATCGGAACTTTTATTCCTGCTTATATGGCCCTGAATAAATATAAAGATGAGAATGGTAATACACGAGAAGAAGATGCTCTAAAAGAAATTGATGCCAAGCGTGCTATTGCACTTAAAGGTAGTGGAGGCAGTGAAGCGTACAATAAAGAAATACAGTATCGACCGATTAAACCCTCTGAGATATTTCTATCGAAAGCAGCTAACATTTTTCCTTCTGCTGAAATACGGCATCGTCTTTCTGTAGTAACAGACAATGATCTTCACACTAAACTCGGTAACAAAGTCACACTCTACTTTGATTCAAACTCTACACTAAATGGAGTTAACTATACTGTTGACCCTACACTACCTGCGGTAAGAGTATGGCCTCACAAAGAAGATGATACTTCTTCCTCTCTGATCATTTACGAGTTTCCTCATATTGACCCTGAGCTTGGAAAAGTTCCGAAGAATGCCTATGTGATAGGCTACGATCCAATTAGGGACAACGTTAATCATAGCAGATCTTTTGGCTGCTTCCACGTAATGAAGACTTCGCTTTATCCCACTACAGTAGGCACAGAGGAGATCGTAGCCACCTACTTTGGTAGGCCTTACGAGGGAGTAAACGTCATAAATGAGCTGCTCTATAAAACTTCAATGTTCTATGGTGATGCTCCGATCTGCTTTGAGAATGCTGTAGGTAACACTAAAGATTATTTCGAGAAGGTGAAAAGGCTTGACCTACTCATGCAGCAACCTACTACAGTACTTAATCGTAAGGCTGCACAATTAACGAATGAAAAAAATATTTTATACGGCTATCCAATGTCTAACGACAAAGTAAAATGGGAGGCACTACAATATGTGAGAACTTGGATACTTACAAAACGAGATGATGTACGTCTAAACCTCGATACAATAGTGGACAAGTTAATACTCCAACAACTTCTAATGTTCGATCTGAAAGGCAACTATGACGCAGTGATGGCACTTGTAGGATGTATTATAGGATTGGAAGAACTTCATAACAGAAAGAAGAACCGAGACATGGCAGAAAATGGAGATGTAAGTTTTTATAATGTGCTCACCAACAATAAAAAGTTGTTTAAAGCCATCAGAGTAAATCAGAAAACATAGACTGTAGAAGAATTATAACATTACTAACAAGTAAATAAAAAATAGAAATGAAGAATTTTACAAAACAACGTATTTCAGAAAGAGAGAAATATAAAGATGATATGCAGTGGGCTAAAGATACACTGGACAGCCTACTCACAGACGCTATTAATACCGAAGATAGCTCTCGCGAGTATACACGGAAGCTCTCTAACTACCAACTTTACAACAACATCTTAAACCAAGCTGACTTCGAAAGAGAATGCAATCCATTTGGATTAGAAGTGGGGCAGTTTAAGGATGAAATACAGCCGTATAATAAAACATACAATAAAATTCAAGTACTTCTCTCAAAAGAAGCACGTGCTCCATTTGACTATCGAGTAATTCTCACAAATAATGACGGCATTAAGTCCAAACTGGACATGCAAAATGAGATGATGTTTAATTCCCTACTTCAAAAAATAGAGCAGACAATGGCTCAAATGGGTCTTCAATTTGAAAGTCAAGTAGATACGACAAAATTAATTGATCCAAGGCGAGTAGCAGAAGTTAAAAATCTTTCTTTTCTTTCGAAGAAAGAAGTGACAGGAAATCGCCTACTTAAGTATTTAGTTCAGTATGAGTCTCTGAAGGATAAAAAGAATGACGCGTTTAAACATGGGCTCATAGCAGGAGAAGAGTTTGCGTATGTAGGATCTGAAAATGGACTGCCTAAAATAACTGTACTGAATCCTCTCGGAGTATTTTTTCACAAATCTCCAGAACAGAAGTTCGTAGAAAACAGTCTTTACGCTGGTTATCGCACGTACATGACATCTGCTGAAATCTTCGACAAGTTTCCCAATTTATCGGAAGAGGACGCTAAAAGAATTGATCATGTGTCAATGGGGCCTAATCACTACGGCAGAACAGATACGATAGGAAGCGAAATGAAATATTTTCATGAAGACTCTTACTACTATAATCAAGCTAACTTTCCCTTCTCAGGCGAAGGCTCTTACGGTAAGGATGCTCTCAATAATGAGTATTGGCTGGTACAGCACGCAGAGTGGAGAAGTCAGAAAAAGATCGGATTCATTTCCTACTTGAATGAAGCGGGGGAAGAAGAGATGGATACAGTAAGCGAGAAGTTTGAAATTCCAGACTTTGCTAAGACGCAGCGTGACCCTGTAACTAAGGAGAAACAGTGGGTGTGGGAAGCAGTAGATAACAACGGACAACCTACTACTTATACTTACACTGAAGGATGGATAGAAGAAATATGGGAAGGTACTCGTATCGGAGAAAGTGTCTACGTAAACGTAGGGCCTAAAGAGAATCAATTTCGCTCTCAAGATAATGCACACGGCTACTTGAAGTTAGGTTATCACGGCATGATATACAACGCAATGAATGCTCCAAGCGTGTCACTCATGGATAGAATGAAACCTTTTCAGTATCTCTACTTAGGTATCGCTCACCGAATGAAAAAGTTAATTGCACAGGACAAAGGCCCAATTTTTCACTTCGACATTTCTATGGTTGATCCTTCGATTGGTCTGGAAAAAACACTCTACTACTTAACAGAACTGAATATTGATTTTTACAATCCACTTCAGAACGCAGAGCAACCCGGATGGAGCCAACGAGGCAAAGTAACAGGCTCTTCCAGCATGTCTACTGCGCAACACGTAATCAATTATATTAAGATTTTAGAGAGTATTGACGCTCAAATTTCTGATGTTGCAGGCGTAACAAAACCTGCTGAAGGACAGATCGTAGCAAGTGAAGCAGTGACTAACGCACAAAGTAATATTGCTATGTCTGCTTTGGTTACAGAAGTGTATTTTCAAGCGCATAATAAAGTGTGGGAAAACATCTTAAATTCCCTACTTCAGACAGCACAATACTGCTTCAAACATAAGAGTTTTAAGAAAGCATTTATCTTAGATGATATGTCTATCGAAACTCTAAATATTACTCCAGATAGTTTAGAAAATGCAGACTTCGGAGTGTTCGTAAGTAACTCTCCAAAAGAGAATCAACTATTCGAAACTCTTCGCAATCTTAGCCAATCTTTCATTCAAAATGACAAGGCTAAAGTCTCAGATATTATCCGTATGTTCCGCACTGATTCTATGTCTGAGCTAGAGGCAATCATCAAGACCTCGGAACAGGAAGCAGATGCACAAATGCAGCAAATGCAGCAGCAACAATTGGAGGCTCAGATGCAAATGCAACAGGCGCAACAAGCGTTCGAGCTTGAGAAACAAGCTCGTGAACTCGAGACTAAACTGCGTATTGCTGAAATGGATACATTCAAATTCCAGATGGATCAAGACAAAAATGACAACGGAACACCTGATCAGTTCGAGATTGAAAAGTTCAAGACCGAGACTAAATTAGCAGAAAGAAAGCTCGATATAGAGGAGAAAAAAGCACAAGCGGCTATAAGCAAGACGAAAAAAAGTTAAAAATCAGCACTAAAAATCACACTTTAATATTATATTTGTAATGGCACTAAACGATACTTTCGATTTCGAGGAAATCCTTTTCGAAGAAGAAGCAGAGCGTAAGGCTCAAAAACCCAACACTAATGATGACAACGATCAGGACGACGATTTCGATACGCACGAAGACGATCCGAATAAAAGTGACGACAACAACTACGACGGTGACAACGACGGTGACGACGAAAACATTGACTTAGACTACGACGAAAAGAAGGAAGCTAAAAGAATTAAAGAAGAAAAAGAAGCGCAAAAAAGTAAAGAAGAAGATACGGATGAAGATGATGAAGAGCGTGCTCAAGTCGCTCAGTATTATGACTTTTTGAAGAAAACTTCTGTACTCAAAACTTCTCCTGACTTTAAGTTTGATGGCACAGTAGAAAGTCTCGAGGAAGCCCTCGAACAGACTAAAAAAACTATCAAAGAAGAGGCACAAGAAAGCTTCTTCGAAAGACTTCCTCCAGAGTTTAAACACGCTCTAAATTATGTCGCTTCAGGAGGCACTTCTCTACTCGAATTTGCACAAAGTTTACAGCCAGTAAACTATGCTGAATTAGACTTAGATGATGTCGAAACTCAACGCGCAGTAATGCGTGATTACTACCGTAGCACATCTAATTACACAGACACTAAAATTGATAAATTAGTTGCCCTACTCGAAGCTAATGGTGATCTTGAACAAGAGAGCGCAGACTCAATCGTAGAGCTTCAAGAACTTCAGAAAACAAAGCTCGCACGTATCGAAGAAGAAGAGGAAAACAAACGAAAGGAACAGGAAAAGAAAATCAAAGAGCAGACTGAATTACTCGTCTCAACAATAGATAGTTTCCCTAATACAGAAGAAAAAAGAAAAAACAGGATTAAAGCATTCATGCTTACTCCTGCTTCGAGAGGAGATTCCAATACGCAGTTTACTGCTACTCTTGCTAACATATTTTCTAATCCGGCACACCTAATCGAATTAGCTGACCTACTTGCAGACTACGAACCCCGTATCGGGTTTAACTACACTCGCCTCAAAGGTAAATTGAAAACAGAAGTCAACAAAGGACTCAAAACTATACTGCAAGAAACATCTAAAAATCGACCTACTTCTACCTCCAGCCGCTCTACCCAAAAAGAAGACTTCGATTGGAATAAGTTCATCAATAGTTAGTAAAATAAGTAGAAAGTAGATAAAAATAAAATAATAACACAAAACAACAATAACAACAAACATGATTGGTCAATCTAACATGATTATCAAACACCTTGACGGTTTCGGCGGTAAAAACATCGACTCCGTATATCTTGGTGAATCCTATGAAACAGGCAAGCCTCACGTAATGGAAGGTATGACTATGCGGATTTTCTCTGCTGAGTCAATGTTTCAAGGCAAAATGCTGATGAGCCTGACAGGCGGCAAAGCAGGTGGCGTAAAAGAAATCGACAACGAAATTTATCGCTGGAAACTCCAAGGCGCAGAAGAGAAATTTGCTCGCAGCGTAGAGAACCTGGAAGCTTCTAACACAGCTATCGGCATTAACGGTACAGAGTTCAACATCAAACTTGATTTGGACTACTACGATGTACCAGACGTTCTTTTCGGCGAGGACAACGATTACCCACTCGAACTTACACAGAGCGGTATTCCTGACGGACAAGGTACAATCTATCGTGTACGCATTCAAGGCGACAATCCCAACACTACTATCCCCGCCTATCTGCTTGATGCAGGTCGCGAGTTTAACAAAGTGTGGACAACTGTCGCTTCTGAAGCTAACGATGAGTTTGGTACTATCCAATTCCCTAATGCTTTCGAACTTGAAGCTCAAGTAGGAGCATTTGCTCAATCGTACAACGTTACCGATAAGGCTCAACTAACTCTCCGGGCCCTTCTTATAGTAATATAAGTCGAAGAAGTTCTTTAATTGCGGGAACCTCCTTAGAGCTTTAGATACCGAAGCGTAACAATTCTAAAGATTGGACAATCCGCAGCCGGATATAAATATGAAAGCAAAAATCAAATCTTGGACATTAATAGAAGAAGTAAAAGTTAAAAATAAAAAGAAGTATAAAATACAATGTGATTGTGGAAAAATTAGAGTGGTTGATAAATACGACTACGAAAATATCGGCAATACAAAAGAGAGTCATTTAGGTGATATGTGCAAACAATGCGCTAAAGTTCACAGATGGGAAAATGCTGATCCAGTCCACAAATTGTACCGCCTTATACACATGGATTACAAAAGACAAGCCTCGAGGCGAGACTTAATTTTTACTTTAACTTCTATTGAATCCTATAATTTATTTACATCTAATTGCCATTACTGTAATAGTGAACCCAATAACGTTAAAAAGCACGGAAAAAATAAGAATGTGTTTTTTAACTACCAAGGAATAGACAGAATTGATCCGAAGGTGGGATATATAAATAGTAATTGTGTCGCTTGCTGTAAGCACTGCAACTATGCAAAAAGAGAAATGAGTTATAATGAATTTATAGATTGGATTAAGTTAGTATATTTATATAGGGTTCAACGATCAGAGCGCAAGCTCGTAGGGCCAAGTGGCTCGAAACAAGAACTTTCCTGAAAAGGAAAATGATATGATCTTATCTTATACGAAAGTATAAGCAGCTTGAATAAAGCGGATACAGTCTAACGAATTGTATTGAAATTAAGTGGAGGGATGAAGGCAAAATGGAGATCCAGTTCAGCTACACAAACAAAGAAGGTAAGATCCAGCAAGCATCTCGCTTCCTGCCTATGGCAGAAGCTAAAAACTGGGACGCTCTTTACATGTCGATGGAAGTTCAGAACATCTACGGCAAGCGTCAAACTAAACCCGGTAAGAAGGGATATTGGAAGAAAACTTCAGCAGGAACACGTGAACAAATGAAAGATGGCTGGACTCGTTATACTAATACTCCAGTAACTGTTAACGGTCTTCAGGATTACCTGTTGGACATCTACTTCAGCCGTAAAGATACTAATGATCGCGACACTACAGCTATCACTGGTACAATCGGTTCTACTAACTTCCACAACGCACTTGTAGCAGTAGCTAACGGTTTCCTGACTGTTGACTCTAACTACATCCGTAGCGCAGAAGGTCGTGGTAGCACTCCCGGGCTCAGTTACGGATCACAGTTTACTCGCTACTTCGGTCCTGAAGGCGTTTCTGTGAAACTCGGTCTGAACGCAATGTACGACGATCGTATGTACTGCAAGCGTATGCACCCACAGTATACTAACTTCCCAATTGATTCGGCACGTCTTACATTTGCTAACCTTGGCCGCAGCGGTGGTGAGCAGAATTTGATGATGCTGAAAGTTAAAGACACATTCCGCTGGGGCTACCGCAGTGGTACTCATTCACCTACTGGCCCCGTTAAAGGCGGTTCCGTATCAGCACTTACTGCTGGCTACTCTGTATTCTGCGAAGGTACTTCCGGTATGTGGATCAAAGATGTTAGCCAGACTGGCGAATACATCCTCGACTACGAATATTAGTAGATAACAAACCAATAAATCAACAAACTATGACGACTTTCGATAAATGGAAAAAAAGTTTTAAATCATCTAACTTTCTGAGTGATGCTACGATTATCATTTATGCACTCATAGTCGTCGTAGAAACTTGGCAAAGTAATAGTACGCTGACTTTCAAGGACTTACTACCCATAGTATTAGTAAAGCTACTCAACGTAGTATATCATCTGAACAAGGATAATCCCCCTACTTCCCTACTCGAAACAATAGAGACTAAAGTTAACACGAAGACAAAAACAGTAGAAACCGAAGAGGAAGCAAATTAGTAAAATCAAACAAAAATGTTTTTGTTACTTCTCGATAAGAGAAGACAAAAAGACTTGTAATCTCAAGTAATAGATAAAGAATAAAATGAATCCAACTACAAATAACAACAAAAAAGTATTTATATACTCGATACCTCGAGAGACAGCGTCCAGAATAAATGACTGGGTCAATGACAGCTCTGGTAAGAAATTGAAGAAAACCAAAATAGGCCGGTGTACCGATGTTGTGCAAGCTTTGTACAATTCGAAAATCGGTGGCTTGGCTAACTACATCTCTTACACACCTGTCACTGATCCAATCACGGGACAAGCAGTGAAGAACCCGGATGGTTCTGTCCGTATGCTCCAACAAGAAATGGAAGAAAAGTACGGTAAGCCAAAAGGGTTCTTCACGAACCGTCCTTGGAGAAAAGGCGATTCTCTTCTTGACGAAAACCTTACTTACTTCCAAACTAAAGGCTGGAGGCTTAATGATGGCTCTACTTGTTTGGACATGAATCTGATGGACGATGAATTGGGCTACTACGTAATGTTAGAGCTGCAACTTGTTGCTAACTCAGAGAAGGAATGGAGAGAACATAAATGGCCTAAAGCTCAGTATTATATCGCAATTGAGAATGAAGACGAGCAAATAAAGTATCAGAAGAATGCTCTTAAAACTCAAACCTTTGCTAAGTTACATGCCTCTGAGTTTACAGAATTGGACAAAATCAAATTTATCGGCATATTGGAAATTGCACAAACTCGTGCAGTTATGAATCAAGAAACTATTCACAATATGCTCTTTAATTATATTGACAACTCTACTTTTGAGCCCAACTCAAACATAAATAAGTTCAACAAGCTCTACACTCTACTCACGATGCCTAATGGTCGTAAAGAACTTGATGCACGTTATGTGCTACAACAGGCCTTGGAACTGCGCATAGTCTACGAGAAGCAAGGAACATATACATGGATACGTCCTAAGGGCAAGATGGATATTGGTTCTCGCTACGAG